ACTCAGTGCAGCCGTGTACGAATATCGTCAGCTTGCTGGTAACGTCACAATCTCTGGTCTTGAGCAAGTCAAAAACTCAGGCACAGAGGCAATCATCAATCTTCTTGAGGCACGCATCAACGTGCTTGAAAAGTCACTGATGAACAGTCTGTCAACCTCGCTTTACAGCGATGGCACAGGTTCAAGTGGCAAAGAGGTTGGTGGCTTGCAGCTAATCGTAGCAGATGCTGGAACAGGAACCGTTAATTTAGCGGCTTAATAGAGCAATCTATTTCGAAAAACTCTGTGAATTCAGGAAAAGTCTTACTGAGATAATCCTGAGCCAAGCCCCGCAAGGGGAAGGTGCAACGATCATTCCGAAAGGAAGTAGGGGCCAAGCGGTTCCGAAGCGCAGAGAACCCCACTGGGGTTATGATATGATCTGGTCTGCATAGTGATATGCAGCAGCGAAAGCGGCTTTGGTTTAGCGAACCAAAGTGAACACAACGAGGTGGAATTAATAGTTCTACTTACACTTTCTGGCAAAACCAACAGACCACTGCAACATCAAGTGCTTTCTCAGTTGCGAATGTGCAATCAGATATGAACACTATCTATCTGTCGCTTGTTCGTGGCGCTGACAGCCCTGATCTTGTCATGGCTGGCACAAATGCATACACCGCATTTTTGGGCAGCTTGCAGGCTATCCAGCGTATTACCAGTGACGATATGGCAAACTCTGGATTCACCTCATTGCAGTACCTAAACAGCGATGTTGTGTTTGATTCAGCTTGTAACACCAATCGGATGTATTTCCTAAACACTGACTATCTCCGTCTGGAAGTAGCCGCTGCAAGGGATTTCGTTCCGGGTGAAGCAAAAATGTCCGTCAACCAAGACGCTATGGTAACGCCAATGTTCTGGTCAGGAAATCTGACTTGTTCAAACCGCGCTCTGCAAGGCGTGATCCACACTTAGGAAGGGGAATTGTAATGACTATTGCAGCAGTAATGGGGATTGACCCCACAGCAGTTGCTGACACCCCTGAATTTCAGTTGGGTCAGCTTGGTGCGATCATTGATGACACCAGCGGTACACGCATCTACAAATACGTCCAGTATGACACTGGCAGTGGAAGCGTGGCAGCAGCAAGCGGGAACGCTTGTTATTATTACACTTTGGATGGCTATAAGCTGTTTAAGGTAACGTCTGATCTGTCCGATTCAATTGAAATCGGTGCAGGCATTCTGCAATCAGCGCCAACTGATGGCCAGTATTGCTGGGTGCAGATCAAAGGCATGGCAACTATGGCAGCAGCACTAACTGCTGGCGCAGATGGCGATCCTTTAACGGCGACCGGGAGTTCGGATGGTAAATTAGATGTTACCGCCGATGTGACCAGCGTTGTCGTGGCTTATGCTGGGGATGCGTCAGACAAGGAAATCATCTGCGATTTCCCCATGTAAAACATTGGGGGCGGGGCAACTCGCCCCCTTTTTCTATGCAATCGGGAGGATTGAATGAGCGAAAAAGGCATCTTTTTCGAAAGAGAACTTAACGGCCAAAAGCGTGACTTTTGCCGCATTGAAATAGCCGGTGTGCGGGACATATGGGAAGGCCCAGCACGACCAGAGGATTTGCAGCGTTTTCCTGACGAATGGAAAGCGTACAAAGGCAAAAAGAAAAAGCCGCGCACAAAAGGCACTGGCTTGGCAGAACTGCCGGGGATGACAGAGCCGCGCCGGACTGAACTAGAATTGCACGACATTGAAACGATTGAAGCACTAGCAGCAGCACAGGAAACTGCGCTGCGTGCCATTGGTGAGCCTTACGTTGAGCTTGCCAAGATTGCCAAACTGCAAGTTGAGGCTAGCAAGAAAAAAGATGATCTAGTTGTTGAGGTTGCCGTTGCGGCACAGACCTTGGCAGAAGGGGTAACGAATGAGCCTGTTAACGATAGCGCAGAACGTAGCTGATTTTACCGGCTTCGAGCGCCCGACCACGGTGGTTGGCAATACTGACCCGATAGCGCGTCAGTTATTTGCCTTTATCAACCGCGAGGGCAAGCAGCTTATGCGTGCCAGCAACTGGCCGATTTTGCTAAAGGAACATACTTTTAACACGGTCAATGGCACCCAGAGCTATGCGTTACCAACAGACTTTGATCGGTCTGTAGGCTCTACAATGTACAATCGCACCGATCTGGATCAGATGATCGGGCCAATCACACCGCAACAATTTCAGCAAGACCGTTACGGGACTGCTAGCGCAGGCATTACGCAAAAGTTCCGTTTCAAGCCGTCAAGCAATGTCCTCAAGTTTGATATTACCCCGACACCAACGTCAGCCGAATCTATTGGGTTTGAGTATGTCAGCAGCCACTGGAACCAGACCAGTGGCGGCACCTCACAGGCTGCTATGGCGGCAGATACTGATGTCGGCATCCTTGATGAGACTTTGCTGGAAATGGGTGTTACATGGCGTTTTAAGCAGAACCACGGCCTGACATATGATGAGGACTTTCGGCAGTATCAGCTAGAACTGCGCCAAGCCATCAGCCGCGCAGGCGGTGCGCCGGTCATTAGCCTTGATGATGCCAGACGCTTGCTGGTCAGCCCATACAGCTACAATCTGCCTGATAGCGGCTATGGTGCGGTCTGATGTTAGCGGCACTGCCAACAAGTAGAGGATACCGCGTCAAAGCGGCATCTGTGCCAGCCCCTGTCGGCGGTCTAAACAGCCGTGACAGCATTGATGCGATGCCGCCGACAGATGCGCTGATTATGTCCAACTTTTTCCCAACTGTGGAAAAGGTCACATTACGCGATGGCTACACATCATTCTGTACCGGCGTTGGCAGCGGTAATGTTGAAACGCTAATTGAGCATAACGCAGGCGCAAACCGGCAGTTGCTGGCGATTGGCTCGAACGGCACGTTTTACCAGATCGACAGCGGGACAGCCGTCAGCAAGAAGACCGGCCTTGCCAATGGCAGGGCAGAGCATATTGAGTTCAACAACGTGACAGTGGTTGTACCGTCTGGTGCTAATGTGCCGTTTTCATGGAACGGCTCAAGCGCATCTGATCTGTCAATAACGCTCTCTGATAGTGTTAATGCCAATACATTAACCGGCGTCCATGCCCATAAGAACCGCGTTTACTACTGGACAGGCACAAGCCAGAATTTTTATTACAGCGCCACCGTGGACACATTCACCGGCAATTTTACAAAGTTCCCGGTTGGCCTTGTTGGCACATTCGGCGGTAACATTGTGATGATCAACACTCTCACTTTAGACGGTGGCGAAGGTGTTGAGGATTTACTTTGTATTATAATGACTAGCGGCGAGGTTCTTATTTACTCAGGTTCGAACCCCGGCAGCGACTTTTCTCTGGTAGGCACATTCCGCATTGCAGAGCCGATTGCAGAAAAACGCGCTATTGCCAAGTTAGGCGGCGATGTCATCGTGATGACAAAAGAGGGTTATTTGCCTCTGAGCCAAGTTGTCAGGCAGGACATTGTTGGCAACAAGGCAGCGGCCATATCAGAGAAAATTCGCGGCACAGTCATTGCACAAGTCAAAGCCACCGGCACTACCACTGGTTGGCAAATATTTGTCAGCCCAGACGGTGACAAGGTGATTTTCAATTATCCTACTGGTGAGCCTGATCCGTTCAATCAGCACGTTTTCAATCCCATCATCAGGGCTTGGTGCATCTTTGAAAATATGCCAGCCCATGTCTGGGGGCAGTTTAACGGTGATACATACTTTGGCAGTGCTTCCGGCGTTGTGTTCAAGGTGGGCGGTGATGCCGATAACGGCGAAAACATCACTGGTGATGTGGCTACGGCATACAATTATTTTGGTGATCGCGGCGGCGTTAAACGCTTTAGCAGCGTACAGCCGATGCTTGAGGGTGAGACAGATATTGTGTTCAGCTTTGGTGTAGGCGTTGATCAAGCACCGACCACCACAATTGACGTATCCCCGGTGACATTCGCATCAAATCTTGCGTCTTGGGACACGGCCACTTGGGATGATTTCTTCTGGGCTGACACAACTGGCGCAGGCGTTACCAAGCGCCGCAAGGCAGTAAATCGGCTTGGATATTCAGCAGCATTGCGGATCAAGGTCGCAACCAGCACGCAAACCATCAGCTTTATTAGCGCACATTACACATTTGCACCCGGAGGCCCAATCTAATGGCATTTTCAGGCGGTACATTCTCGCGGCTTTACGACTGGACAACTGATCGTGACAACGGCGTTAAAATCCTTGCATCTCGCATGGATCAAGAATTCGATGGCATGGCTACTGGCCTGTCTACTTGCATCCTCAAGGATGGCACCCAGACTTGCACGGCAGCAATACCGTTTGCACAAGGCATCACGCTGCCTGACAACAAGACCATCATCCTTGGCACTAATAGTGACATCACGATCCAATATGATGAAAGCACCAATGACAGCCTAGAGATTGCGGCCAATGTAGAAGGCGCGGCGCTTGGCATCGTGCTAAAGGCCGATCAGGGCGATGATAATGCTGACCAGCATAAGGTCGGGATTGCTGATGGCGGCACGCTCACTATGGCCAGCAAGATCAGTGGCAGCTTTGTCAGCTATCTCACACATACTCCAAACAGCACTGTCGCCAGCAGCACCACGGCGGTTGCAGGAAATCTGACAGTCGGTGGTGATCTGACGCTGGGATCAGGCGCGGTCATCAGCGAGGCAGAGCTAGAAAAGCTGGACGGTATAACTAACGGCACTGTGGCGGCTAACAAGGCCGTGGTCGTGGATGGTAACAAGGACATTGCCAGCTTCCGCAACGTCACGCTTACAGGTGAGCTAGACGCCGGGTCACTGGACATTAGCGGTGATGCTGACATTGATGGCACACTTGAGGCTGATGCAATCACTGTCAATGGCACAGCACTGAATACCGTTATTGCGGGTGTCACCGTTACTGACGCCACTAACTCTGCTCACGTTTTGGTCACTGATAACGAAAGCACAAACGAAGAAAACCTTATTACTTTTGTAGAGGATGCCACCGCTAGCACAGGTAATGTTGGCCTAGAGATGGATGGTAATCTCACTTACAATCCAAGCACAGGCACTATTACATCAACTATATTTAAGGGTAACATAGACGCAGTAGATGGAGACTTTGATGGCACGCTGGAAGCCGATGCAATAACACTGAACGGCACGGCGATCACAGCCACCGCCACGCTGGACACAGGCATCTCAAACAACAATGTGCCTAAGTTTACCAGCGGCGTTGCAGACGATGATTTCCTGCGCGTGGCTGGCACAGCTATCGAAGGCCGGTCTGCGGCAGAGGTGCTATCAGACATTGCGGCAGCACCAGCGGCTGGTAGTTCCAACATCGTCACAACTGGCGCACTAAACTCTGGCAGCATCACTAGCGGCTTTGGCGCAATCGACAACGGTGCTTCTGCAATTACAACGACAGGCGTAATCACTGGCGGCACCCTAGAGGCCACAGCCGATACCTCTGCTGGTGACAACGCAGCGATTGGCTACACTAGCGCAGAAGGGCTTATCCTGACAGGACAAGGCTCTACATCAGACATAACTCTAAAAAACGATGCGGATGCTACGGTGTTCACCGTGCCAACTGGCTCCGATGATATTCTGTTTCCAGATGGTGCAAAAGCTATGTTCGGTTCCGGCAGTGACCTCAGCGTGTACCACAATGGTTCACATTCTTATGTCCAAGACACAGGAACAGGTAATCTTTATCTGGCGGGTTCAAATGTAATTATATCCAACCCTACAGCTACAGAAACAATGGCTTATTTTGATGACGATGGAGGTGCTTCTCTTTGGTATGATAACTCTGTCAAAATCGCCACGACAGCTACAGGCGTGGACATCACAGGCGATACAGCTATCACAGATCATGCGTCTATTGGAGTTGACGCGATAGCTAGCACCCGCGCACTGACCGTGGCTGGTGCAACTGACGGTTCTGGAAGCAGCATTTTGGTCTGCTATAACAGCAGCCTCGCCCAAAAGTTTGCAGTGAGAGATGATGGATACATTACTGCTGCTGGCGATATTCAAGTTGGCGGCGGTGTCTACTTGGGCGGCACAGGTTCTGCTAATTATTTGGATGATTATGAGGAAGGCACTTGGACAGGTACTCTTAAAGGTGTCGGTTCTGACCCAACAACGGCAGTTACTGCAACAGGAGAATACACTAAAGTAGGCCGTAAAGTTTATGTTGAAATAAAATTTTCTAATATTAGCAATGCGGGGGCTTCTGGTAATGTTTATGTGTCTGGGTTGCCATACACCCCAAACAACTCATTTGCTTCGTCAGGCAACTGCGCTGCGTATCTTTTTGATTTCCCCACTGGCCTGACGAGTTTAAGCGTGCAAGTTTCTGGAACAAACCTATTTCCATATCTATCTGGGGACAGCACAACTTGGGATATTTTGCAACACGCTGCCGGCACAGGGCGTTATTTAGAAATATCTGCACAATATACGGTAGCATAACTTGATTGGATTATCAGGTCGGACAGTCCAAGCATAGGAGATAAAAATGCTTACAGAAGAAACAATCCAAGACAAAATCGAAATCGTGAACAGCGGCACATTTTCAGTCGTTCAAGTACGCACAGCAACAGTCATTAAGCGTGATGGCGAAGAGATTAGCCGTAGCTTTTCACGGCACGTTTTGCAGCCAAGCACCAAGACCGGCGACACTTGGGGCGACACAGACATCTCTGGCGAAAGCGCAGAGGTGCAGGGCATTTGTAATGCTGTGTGGAGCGATAGTGTGAAGACTGCGTATCAAGCTGCGATGGATGCACAAAGTGTCTAAGCCCACCGCTGCATCTGTCCAAGCACAAATCGACACCCATGAGGCGGTCTGCGCGGAACGCTGGAAAGAGACCATTCTGCGTATCAAGCGCATCGAACACATTATGATTGGCACGGCTGGCACGACTATCGTGCTGCTTTTAGGCATCATCCTAACATAATTAATGGAAATCCTCGTTGCTTTCAGCCTCCATGTTTTCATAGGCACTGGAGAGGATCGCAGGCGCGTGCCTGAAACGATGCGTTTTAGAGACATAAATGACTGCGTTTATTTTGCTAAAAAGTTGCACGCTCAAGGGCAAAAGATCACAGCATATTGCATCCCGGAAGCCATCACTGAGAATATGAAAGTGTACTGACATGGAACCGATTTCCACCGCATTGGCTGGTATCGCACTGGTCAAGGCCAGCGTGGACGGTATCAAAAGCGCCATCGGCACTGCCAAAGACATTGGCGAAATTGCTGGTTTTATCGACAAGCTGTTTGAGGGCGAAAAGCAAGTCCAGCAACAACGCGCAAAAAAGTCTGGCGTTAGCAGTCTTGATGGGATTGGCGATGTTGCTTTAGAGACAATCAACGCAAGGCTGGCTCAAGAGCAAATGCGGGAGATTGCCCATTTAGTTGATATGCGGTTTGGCCACGGGACTTGGCGCGGAATTGTTGAAGAACGCGCACGCCGGGTCAAAGAGGTCAAAGAAAAAGAGGTCATAATTCGGCGGCAGAGGGCGGCAGCGCGAAAGGAAACAGTTGATGATTTGTGGACAGTGTTCACTGTCCTGATTGTGGTTGTCGGTGTGCTGGTAGCCGGATTGATTGCAATGTTCGTTTATCAAGCAAATGCCGATGATGTGATGGTCACTTGCCGAAAAGTCAAATGTGAGACGCTGGACAACAAGCAAACTGTCTGCGTTTTTCGGGGTGCTAATAACACAATTGAAACGCAGTTCTTTGAGTACATGGAATTTATACCAAACC